ACTCTTACGCTGACCAGTCTTGTCTTGGAATCCATAAACAGCAACTGGAATTGGACCTGTTGAAGGTGGTAGTAACTTGTCTGATTGATTTTTTAAAAATGCATTTTGCTCAACTACTGGCTCATCAAATTGTTTGCCAGTGGCTTTTTCACGTATAGCAGAACCTGTGGCACAACCTGACAGTAGAATTACTGCTGATATTGCTAAGGATAATGTTGTTTTTTTCATGTTTATTTCCTTAGATGTTAAATGCCGCATAAGGCATTACTAATTCTGTATAGTTGTTAGGATTTGCAATTTCTGAAATTCTAACAATGATATTTGTACCTTGGATTCTCCAAGTAATATTTTGACCGCCAATGTCAATATCGCCACATGGGCCACCACTTGATGTTGGAGTACATGTTGGTGCATTTGGACTAGAACCAAATAGACTATCGCTAATGCGTTTGGCTAACTCACTATAAATGCGAGTTTCCATACTGGCTTTAAAACGTGCTTGCGGCGTATTTGCGGCCTCACGTTCAGCGGCAGCTTTTAATGCTTCTGCTGCCTGTCTGTTTTTGTCTTTTTGTTGATCTTCTAACTGTTTTAAAGTTAGAACATGTGACGAATAGCCCACACCACTAAAGGCTGGACTATTGAAATTGTGTTGTAATTCAGCGGCATTCGGGGCTCCACTTAATACCACTGCTAAGGCTAAAGTTATCTTTTTCATATTACTAAAGTAGAGACCAAATTCTCTACTTTAGTATTTAAAAGTTCTTTAAAAATTAAAAAAGTGCTACTTAATGTTATTTTAGCTGGCGAGTAGTGCTAGTAGTAGTCATAGCAGGCTTGTCTTTGGGCGCAATCTTCTTAGGCTTTGGAGCCGCTACTGGCTCTTCTGCTTCGTCTGGTACATCAACTTCTTTGGCACCATTCTTAAGAATCTTGAATGTAAAGTTGCCTTTACCCTGTGTGCTCATGTAAGCCTTACTGGCATCAAGTAAAACGCCTGTAACGGTTTCACTTGGGTATACAGCATTAAAGCTATCAATGCTGATTGTATCCTTGGTTTCGGAACAATTTGTGTACATCTGCACCAAGGCAGAGTGGTTTAGAATGTCAGAAGCCGCTTTACCAAAATTGGTATTTTCATTTACATAGTCAGCAACTTTATAAGCAATAGCACTGATCATGTGTTCCATAGGAATAATAACACGCATGTCACGTGCCTTGCGGCCGTTGTACAATGCTTCTAGTGTAGAGTGTCCTGCCCAATCAATTTGATCATCGGGACCGTACTTCTTTAATGTCATTGCAAATGTAGCGTCATCAGCAGTGATCATTTTGTAGTCTACTGCTAACTTTAGCGGTGCACCAAAGTGACCTTTAGCGTCAATATCTTTTAAGATTTCAACAACTACTTTGTGCTTTTCAAGTAAGATTTGTCCTTTAGGAGCAACCTTTAATTCGTTAATACTCTTTAACAAGTTAACAACGGAAGCACTTGCACCAGACGCACCTTTACTTGATAACTTAATTTGTTTGCCTTCGGGACTGACCAGCAAGCTGTCGTACAATCCGCCACTTACTGCGGCATTGAAACTAACAGTACAGCCTTTGTATCCACCACTACCAAAGAAGATATCAGCGGCTTCGCCTGCATTACCTTTAATAGGCTTTTCCATTAACAAGGCCATTGGCTGTAGCATTTCGCAGAAGTAATCGCGGAACGCAGTCATGTTAATGTTGCCCTTGGGGAACGTAATAGGAAACTTATTAGCAGTCAAGAACGCATTTAGCGCAACAACTTCGTCACTGCCTTGTCCAAATTTAGTGATAATTTGTTTAGCAATGGTATCTACTGTGTTGTCTTTGAACTGTTTCAAGATCTCACTTGGCTTGTAGCCTGTGTTTTCTTTTTGTCCCAACTTGCTTTGGTACTTAAAGCCACCTGGAATATCTGTATGTTGCCAATCGTTTTGAATACGGTTAGCACTGATTGTTTTGTAATAGCGACCTAGGTAATAGGCCTTTTTGTCAGCATCTGTAAATGTAGCAATGGCAAATGCCAAGGTACCTGCATTTTGCTTATTGGTCCAATGAATATTTTTACCAGCTTTTTGAGCATCAATTTCTACTTGCATTTCTTCAGCACTGGCAAACTGACCACGCTCGGGGAAAAAGTCTAGGCTTTGAAATGTGATAACATCACCTTGTGGATTTTTAAATTGCTCACCAGGTAGTCGAGCAGCCAAACCGCGGCCCTCGATTAGTACTTCAATTCTAGTTTCAAATATATGACGTAATAACATTTTAAATTTCAACCCCTTCGCGGCCCAATGTTTCTCTAGCATCGGCTAATAACTCTTCACGCTGGGGATTATTTTCCAGTGCTTTAAGTACAGCTTCAACACTGGTCAGACTAGTACGATCAAATCCTGGACCAAACAACAATTCAGATACATGATCTGGATTGTCTCCATTGTCTACTAATTTTTTAGTGGCACGATCAATGAGACCGGTTGTTGGATTCCAAGTATAGCCTTTTACTTTAGCAATGCTACTTAGCAAAATTTGTTTATGGGCGCCACGGAACTTACTGTGTGGGTCTGCTGCCATAGCAAACTTTGCAAAGTCTAAGTTGGGCACAAACATAAAGTCAGTTTGTACATAACCACGCTCAGGACTGCCACCAATAGGTGCTTTGAAGTGTACGCTAATACCAGACTTTCTAATAAAGGCCTTGGAATCTTCACCGTGTTGACTGCACCATTGACTTAGTTTGTTGACCAATTCTTCTTTGGTGATACCAGGCGGAATACCAATATCCAAGTCTCCGCTTGTGGGAGTCTTGCCAGTTGTACCTAGTGCATGTTCAAAATGCGGGATACCAGTGATCTTTTCCAAGAAGCGAATAGTTGGTTCTACATCAGCTTGATTGATACGCTGTGTTAGTTCCTTACCTTCTGCATCTTTGAATACATTGCCACCCTCTAGAATAATATCCTTGGCTCCATGATACATTTCTACCACGGTATTTGTTTCTGTATTGACGCGGGCCCAGCGGCCATTCACCTGTTGCAGGGATTCATATACAGTTACACGTGGAGTGATGTCAGACAAAAACATTATTCAGCCTTGGGAGCTTTCTTGGCACGTGGTTTCTTTTCAGCGGCTGGTTTCTTTTCAGCGGCTGGCTTTTTGGCACGTGGCTTCTTTTCAGCAACAACTGGAACTGTAGCGTCTGCAACTGGTACAACTTCAACTGCGCCTGCACCTTCAACTGGCAACATTAATCCTGCAACTGGAATTGCTACTGTTGCTGGCGGCTCGCCTACGGCAATAACCCCTTGCTGTGTAACTTCAACCTTGTATGGTGCTTCTGAGGCTGGTGTGCTACCAAAACCAAACAGCTTCTTTAAAAATGATAACATTTCTTTTCCTTTAATTGTAGTTGTAGGGTCTTCTACAACCGTGTATTATATTTAGTTTTTTGGCTAGACTTGAGCTAGTTCAAAATATACCGTTATCGCATGGCAACTTGCATGTAATCAGCAAAGTTATCCTTGCGCTGTTCTAATCCTCGCATGCCGGGGTTAATTTGCTTGGTAACATCAGTGGTATTTTTAAAGTTGTCTACGTTGGGTTGCACTCTATGCTTCCAAAACCAAACAGCAATCTTGGCTGCTGTTGCTGGATCTTCGGCTAATTCTGGATGATTTACTAAATCTAAGCCCAGTGCTTCCCCTGCACGTTTGTAATTGTAACGGCCAGTGATTTGAATAAAGCCACGACCTTTGTATTTGGCACCATCTCCCACTTGCTTGTTGCCTAGGGCCTTGGCTTTCTTGGGTGCATATTTTGGATCATATTTGCGGAAGTCTAAGCTACCGCCAAATTCTACCAGACGTTTAAAGTCCAAGGTTTCATGAGCACATTGAGCCATAAATGCCGCAAGTTCGGAACCTTGTAGGCCAGAAGATTTGGCAACTTTTAATAACGTAGCTTCCAAAGGATTGCCAGTAATAGGTTGTACATTGAGTTTTTTCTGTACTTCAGGTTTGGGCTCTGCTTTAACGGCAGCAGGCGCACTTGGTGCAGATTTGGCTTGTGCAAATGTCTTTGGAACTTCTGGTGCTTTTGTTGTTGCCTGAGCTACTGCCGCAGTAGGCTCTTTAAAGTAATCTTGCGCCGCCTGTTTTGCAGCCATGCCTCCTATACCACCGGCAGCAATGCCACCAGCAATGGCCAAGTTGGCCATAGTGTCTTTCCATCCTTCTTCTAGTTCATCTTCAAATAGCGGGCCTGTCACTAACGATGTACTTTTTTCTGCATACAAGCTCTTGGCCAGGGCGGCTTTGAATTCTGGAGTAATGTCTCTAGCACGATATCCGCCACGTGGTAAAATATGTACTTCAACAGGCGCATCGCCTTCTAGCTTTTTAATAGCAGTCATGCGATTGCGACCTTCATGTCCCGCAACTTGTGCAGGCTTAGAAAAGTCGCCGTCGTCCCATTCCTGGGGGATTTTAATGTCTAAGAATGGGGCGCCAATTGCACCACCGTCAGCAATGTATTTTTCTAGCTTGGCGCTGTGTTCTTGTCCCAGCGGAGCAGCCAATCGCAAGAATGTACTTGGACGCATTGTGGTGCGTAGTCCAAAGTAATCAATGTCTTGATTAAAAGGAACTGCACCTGCCCCGTCTTTGTTGTCAATTTTGACTTCTGATAATAGTTCACGTAAACGCATCAGATATTTACCTGAACTGCATTTTACGGTAACTACATCATTTGCCGTTGATGGCCTTCATCTTCTCTCGTTTTTCGTGGGAGTCCCTGCAATCTACACAACAGAATGTAAACTCTGTTGGTTCTTCGCACTCAAGGCAAAAGCCCGTACGAATTGGCTTGAATGCCTTTGCAGTGGCTCGTCGAAGTTCTTCGGCCGCTTCCATTGCTTCTTGTGCGTCATCGATAATATCTGCCATTCTTGGTTTCCTTTAAAACTATTATGTAATTATGAGTTATGATTCAATCTCAATGATTTCGTATTCGGATTCATCAAAAAATGTAACTGAATATTCAAAATTGCCATACCTGTAGTGCTCGTTGATGAACCGTTGATTGTTTGTTGAGTGTGTGGGAGTAAGGATCTTTAAGATAAGCATCATCTCTTCTTTTTCTTGCCCTTGCAAGGTACGCTCATTGGGACGAATGGCACCAATTTTTACCAAGAAGTCATGTGCGTCATCTTTGTTTTTAAAGTCCATTGGCCAGCACCCACATAAACACATCGGGCCCATCAAGAATAACCATATCGCTTGCGTACTTTAATCGCTTGCTACGATACTTGCTACCAACCTTTTCTACTTCGACCATTTTAGGAGTGAAGCGTTTTACCTGAGCAATATAAAGGCCACCGTCACTGACTGCAACGTACTGGCCTTCTTTGAACTCCCGCCCCATTAGGTCATAGTGTAGTTCGGTTGGCACTACACTCTTGATAGGTTTTTTAATTTTAGGTGTCAAGACAAACTTCCAAAGTTCTTCTAACTCTTCAGGTGTCATCTTGCCCATTTATTTGGGCATCATGAGTGCGTTAAAGTTACTGGGAACAACAATAGTCTGCACTTTGCCTGCTTTAATACCTTCTGAGATATTTAACATGGCCTGTGCTTGCATAAACGCAATTGAGCTGGCACTGTTATTTGCCAATGCGGCCATACGACGGCTTTCAGCTTCGGCAGTTTTAACTTCAACTTCCTTTTGCTTGAGTTCGTTCTTGGCACGGACCAGTGCGTTGGCACTTTCAACAACTGAATCTGCTGGCACAACATTACGAATCAAGACTTGACTGATCATGATAGTACCGTCTAGTTTTTCTTCTGCCAAATTGCGAACGATTTCATCTTGGATAAACTTTTCCATTTCGCTTCGCTTGTCGGCCATGTCCAAGGCTTCATACTTACGTGCGGCCTTGTAGATAGCATTACGAGCATTTTGGACGATGTAGTTGTACATCACATAGGTATCGCCTT